AGAGAGAGTTAAGTCGTTATATGTAGAAAATCTGGGAGAGATTGCCAACACTAAGTATGAAACTAGGGAGGTAATCTGATGGACAAAGTAAAGCAAACTGTATGCGAGTCAAGTGAAGCATTCATAAAGAGATTAAGTGATGAAAGTGAAGCAAATGATCTGGACTTTTATGAGTTCTCAGATATAGATATAGAAGGCACTTATGACCCTTAAATATAACTTAGAGTCGTTATATATGTCAGAGTTTAGTGCTTCGGAGTTATCCTTATTGAAGTTATTAGTGTTAACAACGCTAAGGGAATATGATGATCTAAATGTTAACGAAGCAAGCGGAAGTATCTATGCTAAACTAAAGCAAATTCAAAGTAAGATTAACGTGCTTCAGAGTAGCATAAAGGGGAAACATGGGGATTTTCGATAACATTTAAAAAAGGTAAAATAAACGTAGTTCGCTTCTCTATCTCTTTTGTAATTTGTTTCAATAAATGTAGCAAATTATAGACATCTAGGGGCGCATTATAACACGAAAACCCACAAAAGTCAACGGAGATTGCTTCAAGTCCGCATATCCACACATACCCGAATTCGCTTCACATAAGGTTGACAATTAGCAATATTAAATGTATAATAACTCTGTAAGGGTTTATAACAAATAGTAGAGGCACTTAGAGGACCTAAGAGCAACTTAAGGGAAAACAGTTTGCTTCACTTAGTGGGGCACAGTTTGCTTCACTTATTTGTAACAATTATAATTGCGCTCCTTGAGTGTCGAAGAATTTATAGATCCTACCCCGAATCTCTTATGGTCCAATTATAGGGCATGGCGGAGCATATGTCAGCCAGCTGTGTGCCACTTTATAAACTGGACCAAGCCCGCTTCCATTGGCGCCGTCAAGCATTATAATAAGTACATACAAACAAACATTCTTAAAAAACATGAGAGTAATTGAAAAGAACATGAACACCGCTATCAGAAACGGCAAGGACTTTCGCTCTTCAAATACAACAGTAACACACGGAATAAACGAAGCAGGCCAGAGAGAGGTAATAATCAAACTACACGGCAATCACATTGCTACAGTATTAAATGATACAATGCTATTATTTGATGGCGGTTGGCAGTCTAATACAACTAAGAGCAGATTAAACGCTCTTTGCTATGAGTTTGCTACTGGCTACAAAGTATTTCAAAAGAACTGGGACTGGTTCGTGGCTGACTTCCACGGCAACGCTAAGGACTTCGCCGACGGATTCGAGTTGGCGATATCATAGGACAGTTAAACAAACTGGACCAAGGGGGCTTATATAAGTCCCTTTTTTATTGTATAATGGACCTAGTTAAACAAACACACACATGGCCGCAAACAACATTAAGCAGCAGACTACATTAACAATGGCCGATGGCCGCCGCATTAAGTACACGGTATTAAAGAGAAGCAGTGCTGGTGCTACCGCTGCTAAGCGTGCTTGGAATAATGCCGCTCCTAAAGGCAGCTTCATGCACGCTGGAATGCCAACACACATGGCACACATTAACACAGGCAGCAGGGCAAGTAAGGCCGCATAGTGACACTTTAACAACTGGCACAAGGCCTCACCATCGGTGGGGTTTTAGTGTGTATAATAGTAATATACAAACACGGTTAACACTTTATGGAAAATACATTGCACTTACCATATAGGAGACTCACAGAGGACCAGAAACACCATTTGAATATGGCTATGTACGATATGATACAGGACCTACCTTTTAAAGTGGATACATCGGACCTAGTAGACACATTAAAAACTAACTTATATTGGTTCGATATGGACTAGGGGAACACTCGGACCCCTTTAGCCAGGGGTTTTTTATATTATTATGTTAATTATAAAAACCGATAAGTCCCTAACCTACAACGAACCAAAATCGAGTGCTATATATTATTCGTATTTAAAAAAATTCCAGATATAAAAAATGCCCCAGTAGGTTGACTCTGGGCAGGGGTTGTGTTATACTAGAGAAGTAAAGATAACAGACAGACACATGATTGAAGGATTTGTATTGACATTCGCCCTAATGACCTTTTGTATAGGTTCATCTATGGCAATAGTTCGTTTTGCATCAAGAGGTGGCCGATTCTAATGGCGGTATATAACGACTACGAGATTCGTATTAATATTAATCAGCTGATAGAGAAGAGGATCCCTTGTTGTGATCTTCTTCATCCTGACCATTGTTTAACTGAAAAGCAAGTGGCAGAGATAGCTCATGATATTCGTATGGATATTGACCTACACTCCATATACAAGCAAGTGGATGTACATATCATGCGGTATGTAGAGGCTGCTCATATTGATAACAAGGAGCATTGGGTTGAGACTAAACTACATAATCTTCCTGATGAGGAAGGTATATCTTTTGATTAAGAAATTGTAAAGAGGACATTATGGCGATATATAAGAATAATAGGATCGTAATTGATCTCACTGAGTTAGTTGAATGTCGGGCGCAAGTCACTGGACAGGAACTCTCTGAGTATGAAGTTGAACAGATAGCGAGTGCATTACAGCATACACTGACATGGGATAGTTTATTCTTTATGGTAGACAGTGCAATACTTGATTTTGTCGGTATGAACCCCATTGAGTATGGCAGTATCATGAATGAGAGTTGGTTATTGGAGATTGAGCGTAACAAGAAGAAGTTCAAGATGGTAGAATTAAAAGGAGGAGCATGGACAATTCAAGTGCCACAGCGGATAAAGGAGTAAAGTCTTATCACATATACTTTGAGGATAAGTGTTTGTTTAAGAACTTAACTGAGGATGAGTTTGATTTGATATGGGCAAAGTTATATCGTTCGTATCATACAGATAGTTTGTCGTACTCTTCCTGTATTGGGGACGAGTGTAAGTTGGAGGAGCAGAGTTATTAGTCATCCACTTGATCATCTAGAGAATTTTACGAATGACTGGGTAGCACATCTACAGGAGAATGATCCTGTCAATCCTGAGTATGATGGACCTCGATGTCCCTTTGCAAAGAAGGCAAGTCTCAGATTTAGAAAGGTGTATGACTATTTCTCTGCATATGACTTCTGGGAAGTGGTGTCAGAGGAAGTGGAGAAGTATGATGGCAGTACTGATGTTGTGATTGTTGCTGCACATAGTAATGCAAATCATATCGACCCAGAGAGTATGGGTGGCGGCGTTGATGCTCTGAATACTTTCTTAAACTGTGGGGGACGAGATTTATGGTTACTTACGAAAGTTGATCAGTTATTTACCATTATTATGATTCAAAAAATAACCGCGTTAGACGACTCTGCCAAACTCTTAGAGAGTAAGGGATATTATACGAATCGATATAGTGACAAACAAATGGAGAAGGTCGTGACTGGCCGTAGAAGATATCGAAAGAAGTTGGATGGAGTGTAGGGATAGAACTAATAATGTATAGATAGTGACAAATGAAACTAGAAGAAACAATGCAGCTCGAACTCGACGCTGGAAAACTCGAACTCATCTACGAATCAATTCAGTTTAGATTAGAGAACGATAATCACCTCATGTATCATCCTGACATTCGCAAGGACTTAGAAGATATGCTTGCAGAATGGGAAGATGAGTACATATAACGTTTACATTGGCGATAGTCTTGTGATGGAGAAAATACCAGACTATGATATTAAACATAAACTTGAATATTTGAGAGAATACTTTAAACATTATCCTAACGATGAACTCCGTAACGAGGAGATAAAGGTGATTAAAAATGAAAAGCAAAAAGATTAATCCGCCCAACTATGGCTTTCTGGATGTGACATTGGAGAAGAGTCACACAGATTTCCTACACTCTCTCATTGAAAAGTATGAGCCAAAGAAACCACATCAACAGTGGATGCTGATAGATGATAACAATCGATTTCAAAAAGAAGTATTAAACGAAGCAGTCAGAGAATATATCAAAGAGTGGGGATTCCCAGAGAAACTCAAGACAACTCATATACATGAACTTACCTTTCAGAAGTTCTGGGTCAATCGAACTGGTAAAGGAGAGTATCAAGCTTTACATAATCATGACTCAGTGTTTTCTTTTGTGGCATGGTTAAAGTTGCCTTATGTTGCACAGGAAGAACAACACGTTCCACATACTATGCACCCAGAGGCAGGGGACTTCATACTGACCTATACTGATATTGTAGGTAGAACTCGTAAGGTCAACTGGAAA